AGCGTTTAGCAACGATGCCTCAGAGACAAGTGTCGGCACGTTAGATAGTGAAGGTCAAATAAACACAACGGCTGGGTTTAGTATTATTAAATACAGCGGTTCAAATTCTGGTGCTAGTTTCGCACACGGCCTCAGTCAAGCACCTGAACTTGTTATAATCAAACAAAGAAACGCCACATCAATGTGGGCTGTGGGTTATGATGTGCCAGATTGGACTTGGAGTTCAGACTATATACAGTTGCAAGTCAATTCACAAAAAGGAGCAGATGGTGGCAGCACTATCTTTACAGCCGCCCCATCATCCACAGTTGTGAACATAGGTGGTGGTTCTGTGACTAGCACCAGTGGAAAAAATTTAATTGCGTATTGTTTTCACTCAGTTGAGGGCTACAGTAAGATTGGCCAATATGAGGGAAATAATGCGGCAAATGGAGCTTTTGTTTACACTGGTTTCAGGCCAGCAATGGTTATAGTTAAAAATTTAGATGCTACAGCGCAATGGCTTTTACTGGACAATAAACGTGATCCATATAATGTCGGTGCTAATTATAGTTCACCTGATCTTCCTAATGCTTACAATGCTATTTCTGGGGGTTTTTATGATTTCTTGTCTAATGGATTTAAGTGGAGATTAGGTGACAACAATTTAGGTTCTGCTAATTCGGCTAATACTTATGTCTACTACGCCGTTGCCGAACAACCATTCAAATTTGCTAATGCTCGGTGAAAAAAATCTATATACCCCTTGAAATGTCTGTAGAGAATACCTATATATAATACAACGATGCCATTAAGGGTCGTTGTATATAAATCTTGCTTTTTTAAGGAGAACTATTATGGTTACAAGCAAAACGCTAAGTCTAGCAAATTTTCACACACTCGCACCAAATACTGTAGGATGGGAACGTCATCTTAACCGATTGAGCGATTATCATTCCCAAACACAAACAGGATTCCCCCCATACAATATCATTCAAGAAGGAGATTTTGATTATAAAATCGAACTTGCTCTTGCTGGATTCAGTAAAGATGATATTGAAGTAAAGGTGGCAGATGGTGTATTATCTATTAAATCTACTAAAGATAATGAAACAGGTGGTGAAGACATAAATACTCTACACAAAGGTATCTCGTACAGAAAGTTTAATCGCAAGTATGATCTTGCAGACGATATTGTAGTAAAGGATGCTAAACTAGAAAATGGACTTTTAACAATTCATCTGGAGAGAATTATTCCAGAAGAAAAAAAACCAAGAGTAATTGAAATTAACTAAAGGAGAAAATTTATGGCAAGAGCCACAAGAAAACCCGCTTCAAAAACAAGAGCAGCAGTATCAGGTGATCGTAAACCAGCATCTGTTGAAAAACAGAACGTAGAAAAAACTGCGGCTGCATGGAAAAATGCAGGCAAAGGTGATTACTACCAATCAGATCAATACAAAGCTTTGATGGGTCAGTAAACAAAATAAAAAAAAAGTGGAAAGGGGGTTGACATGATCCCCTTTCCATGTTACTATTGATAATCAAATCCATAAAAGGAGAATTATATTATGGGAATCAAAATTTTTGATCTACCGCCAGGCGGTTTAAAAGATGGTGCTGTTGCATCATTCAATGGAGAAGAATCTGATAAGTCTGTTGTGGACTCTCTACCATTAGAAAAAATGAGTGAACCAAATAAAGTTATTGAAAAATCAGTTGAGGTTGCTGCAACAGAAATTACTGATGATATGACTGAAGATGATATTGAACGTATTCCTGTTCGTGGTGAAATTGTTGTAGAACAGACTTCACCAGAAGACCCACCACAAAGAAAATATGTTACATATGATAAATTAGATCGTGTTGTATCTTCTGATCCAGAAGGTACACCAGAGTTTACAGCTGCAACAGGTGTTGTTGGTGAAATGCGAGCAGCACTAAAAACTATGATTGGTGCATCTATGTTGCGAGTAGAACTTCCAGAAGATGTGGTTGAAGAACTCAATCAATACATTGATGATGAAGTTATTCCAGCAGATGTTAGTGCATCTGAAAAATTAGTTGGTCAAATCAAAAGTACTGATAAATCAAAACAACTTGTGTTTGATCTAAACTCTGAAGCTGGTGGTTCATTTAAAACAGTTCTGGACAAACTTGGTAAGACATTTGTTAGTCGTGGTTTTGGTGCAGATGTAGTTGTAGACACTTTTGAAGCATGGACAGTACACAGTTATACTGGTGACTATAATCCATTGCACAATCATGGCTGCCATACTATGGCAGGACTGTCATGTATTCTATACTTAAAAGTTCCAGAGTGTATTCAAAATGCAATTCCCCCTGCTGAACATGGTGAATCTACTGATGGTTTCACATATTTCAATTGGGGTCAAGCAACTAGTATTGACATTGATATGTTAAGACCTGTCACAGAAGAATATGTAAAACCAGAAGCTGGTACTATGTTGATATTCCCATCATGGTTGAAACACGCAGTCATGCCATTCTCTGGTGAGGGTGAACGTAGGACATTCTCTGCCAATATGAACGTATTCAAAATGTCAGAATTTGATGGAATGTCAGAGGAACAACAGATTGCGAAAATTGAAAAGTTCAGAGGTTAATTTGAATTACAAATATAATGAAGATATTACTTTAGAGGAACTAAGGGAATATATTGACTCCACTTATGATGCACACTATAGCAAGGACAAGTTTCAGGCTACAGAGTTCATCATAGATGGTGGTCATGGTGAGGGTTTTTGTATCGGGAACATACTCAAGTATGCACAACGATACGGAAAAAAGAATGGTAAGAACAGAAATGACTTGCTAAAAGTGATACACTATGGTATAATAGCGTTATACATTAATGAAATGGAGAATATTGAAAATGAAACTAAGTAGTCACACTACTTCTGTATTGAAGAACTTTGCAACGATTAATCAAAATCTTGTAATTAAAGAAGGTAACACAATTACAACTATGTCTGCAATGAAGAACATCATTGCAAAAGCAGAGGTTGAAGAAACTTTTCCACAAGAGATTGCAATCTATGACTTGAACGAGTTTCTTGCATCCATGTCTCTGTTCAAAGAACCTGTATTGGATTTCCAAGAGAGTTATGTTGTTATCAAAGAAGAGAACAGCAAGTCTAAAGGATTACGTTATTGGTACTCTGATCCGTCTGTTGTTACATCACCTACCAAGATGATTACAATGCCATCAGAGGAAGTCAAGTTTACTATGTCTAATGAAGACTTGAACAAACTGAAACGTGCTGCATCTGTAATCGGAGCTCCCGATTTGGTTCTGCAAAAGAATGGTAGTGAACCATCTACACTTACTGCTTGTGACAAGAAGAATGATACTGCAAATGATTATTCACTGGATTGTCCTGTTGATGGTGAAGGTGAGTTTAAGTTCTTCTTCAAAGTAGAAAACATGAAATTGTTGGATGGTACTTATGATGTAGAAATTTCATCTAAGAATATCAGCCACTATAAGAACAAGGGAACTGATGTAGAATACTGGATTGCCCTTGAACCAGAATCAACATATTCTGCATAAATCAATCTATTACATATCTAGTATGAGGGTATGTAATACTAACATTGCAAAAAGGAGTATAACCATGCAATTATTATTCGATATTAAGAGAAGCCTTGCGGCTTGTCCACCAGAAAAACAACACAATATTACTGACAAACCAAATGGTGTAATTTTCTTAGAAAGACAAGCTGGAAAGCTTAAATCTTTAGTAAGAACAAATGAAAAGGGTATATCCTTTCAACCTAGAGAAAAGAAAACTGAAGAAAATCGTGCAGAGGGTGAAACTATCTCTTTTTCGCAAGATGGTGTTATTTATGAAAAAGAAGTTATAGTAGTAGAACTAAGAGAAGATGGTAAATTAGAACTTATTTCTGGTTACAATCGTGTAGAGTATCTTCTAGAAACTTATGGAGATGATATTTACTACTTTTATGATGTTGTACAATTCGAGTCACCATTTATGAAAACTATGTGGAAAAGAAGATACAACTCTGGTCAAGACCATAGAGCTCAAGGTGTTCCAAACACACAAGGTGATTATGTAAAAGGTCTTATTGAAGCAAAAAATAGAAATGAATTTGATGCTAAAAATGATGATGAAGTAAAATTTGCTATTGATTTCATGGCTAATGGTAAAAAATCACCTGCTCAAATTGAAGCTATTTTAAGTAAATTTAGAGAGACAAATAGTAAAGAGATCGGAATAAGAGCTCTTAATAGTGATATGGCAAATAGTGATGCAAGATTACTAAAACTTCCAGTTAAAGGTTATCAAAAAAATATTAAAAATAATCCAAATTTAGAAACTGGTTTTGTAAAAGGAGGTGGGGATTTTAATTCAAAGATGATTACATGGATTAATTTAATAGACAATTACAATCAACCAGTTCAAATTACTGGATTCGTTTTATTCGCAGAACATGACAATATTTTGAAACAAAGAACTAAATGGCTCAAAGATTTTAACACTTGTCTTGATTGGATGGAAGATAAAGGTTTAGGATATTATGCAAAACAAATTCATTTTAAGGGATTTCTTGCACAAATTACTACACCAGACCCATCTCAAGGGGGTAAATCTAAAGAGCGTGGTTTAGTTGATGTTGATGGAAATATAATACAAGAGTAATATATGAATATTATAATTGGTAAATTTGGAAAGTCTATAAACTTTGAACCTCTGCAATGGGGTATGATTGGTGGAGATAGCGAAAGTGCTATCTTTGCCCAATCTATAGCACACCTTTATCCAGATGATACATTTTATCTGGTAAGTAGAAATAACTTTTCTAAACTTCCAATAGACACTCAAATGAAAATAAACAAAAACAACAATCTTGTTGATTGTTGGAAAAACTACGATAAGTCAATCAATAATCAAGATTGGCTTATCAATTATTTTAAGAATATAAAAATAGATTTTGGTTTACTATATTCTGGTTTGTCTGGTTCTACTACGATAGAAAATTATATGCACACACAAAGTGGAGAGTATGCAAAACCAATGTCGTTTAGTAAAAACTATACAGGCATTATATCAAAGCTTTTAAATAAAACAAATATACCTTACATGGAGATTGGAGAAGATAGTCGTTTTTTTCCGTTAGTTGCAAGAGATTTACATAATAGGTCAAAGAGAATATTAAGTGTTGTTGATACGGTATTATCTACAAAACACATAGAATCTAAAGAAAACCAATCCATAGTTACTACTACAACTCCAGTATCAGATGTTGGTCACAGTTATGCTTTTCTGATGGGTGAAGAAAAAAGTAAATTACTAGATAAACCAAATAAGAGAAATACTCTTTTGAGTGTTTTTATGCATGGCACAGCATCACATCATAAAACTGTGAACAAAGGTAAAATCATGGAAGATTATATACTTAATAATTTTCCAGAAACAAAGATTTATGGTAAATGGGATTTAGAAACAATAAATGAAAAGTATCATGGTAATATAAAGGAAATACCCATGATCGATCTACATGACACCTTATATGATACAAAATATAGTTTACTTACTGGTGGCTCAAATAATTATCCCACATCAAGTAAGTTTTGGAAGTTTTTAATATTTGGTATAGTTCCATTTTTTTACAAACAAGACGATATTAAAAAGTTTGGAATATCAGATTTTTTATATGTTAAGAATGGAGATGAGTTAAAAAGTAAAATTCAAGAACTAGAAAATAATATTGACTTTTACAATAATATATGGTATAATCTACAGAATAAAATACAAAAAGATGACTTGTGGAATGGAACTCGTTTTTTTAATGACATAGAGAGATGGGTGAGACATGAGTTTGATTATGAAATGAAAAGAAAAGGAACTATTACATATAGAAGTAGTTCTCTTTTTGTAAAAGAAAAGTTAAATACTTTAGAGGAGTTTTTTTAATGTCAAATTTTTGGATAGGACATACACCAAATTATAATATAGCTAGTGAAGTTTGTAAATATTCTTTAGAACAATTTAATATAGATGTAAAGAAACTTCCTATCTTTTATGAGGGAAATACATCAAACCCATTTTCAAGAACAAGATTTTTAACTCCAGTAATAGACAAAGTTTATTCAGATTCACAATGGACATTTTTTTCTGATGATGACTTTTTGTTTTTAAAAAATCCAATGGAGTTATTATCAGAGTTAGATTCATCTAAAGCTGTATATG